ACAGGTAATTTTTTAATTACTGCTTTATTCCATGCTTTACTTAGCTTTATCTGATCTGCTCTTATACTCATTGTTTATCCTTCTTTCTTTCTGCGATCTTTAAAACCTTCTTCTTTTAAGAAAGTTACGATCTTATCTTTATCCCATAAGGGACATGCTTTAATCACTTTATCGGGATCAGGTAACTTCCCCCAATACTTTAAACTAGCGACCTTCTTACGATCTAAACCCGCTAGATCTGCGATCTCTGCAATACTTATTGGATCTATCTTCATATATTTCCTTTCCGTGCTAAAAGGGGGACTTTGTTTAGGTGCGTTTCTGAAAGGAAACTAGCCCCCCAATTAGCGATCAGCAATCTTCTTCCGACATGATCTCGTAAGTAAGTTCGTCATTGAACTGCTTACGATCCATGATCCTGATGATCTGCGGTACACCGACCTTCTTGCCTAGTTCTCTTTGATATTTTAAACGCCACTTATCAAATACTTCCATAGGATTTTTATATCCAAAGCAGACTAGATCAGCCGTACCTATTGTTGTCAAGTTAAGATCATCGGCAGGATCAAAACCCGTATTACCTTTTCTGTAATTATTTTCATATTCGTAAATACCGAAATAAAAAGTAATTACTTCTTTTCCTTCTTGTTTGATTTTTAACATTAGTTTCCTTTCTTTCTTTTAGCTTAACCTAAGATTAATTTTATTACAACTATTAAAACTTTTATGTATTACTATTAATGTATAAAGCAACTTTGTCTTTATACCCTGTTTATACTCAATGAAGATCCCCGAATAAATCGGGGATCTTTCATTTATGATCCCGTTCCCTAACAAGTGTCCAATTTGTTTTATACTTGGGATCAATTTTTTAACTTGCATTTTTTAAACAATTCATACAGATAGCTTTATTAATTCTTTCGTTCTCTGCTTTTTCTTGATCATAAACAATATCTTCATGAGTGCTTGAACGATCCCAAACAAATTTATTATTATATTTACAAATTGAGTTCGCTCTAGCTGTCCAATATTGTAAATCCATATTGTTAAGCTGATCATATTTTAGATAACGATCATAATCTATACGATCTGTTTTTGTTACAATATGTTTTTTTGTAGCATTTCTAGCCATATAAGAAATAAACTTTTGATCTCTTTGTGCTTTTAAAATCCATACATCGCTATTAGTATTTTTTGGATTTCTTTCCTGTCTATCTAAAAGAAACTGTACATGATCTTCTAATTCTTGACCTGTAAAATATTCTTTTTCACTTTCTAAAAGTTCTTCTCTTGTATAGATTTCTTGTTTCCAACTGTAATAAGTTTCATCTTCATTGATTGTAATTAAATCATGATTGTTACAGACTAAGCCTTTTTCTAATAAGGCTAATTGATCTTCTACAACCCACTCTCGATCTTCAAATCTTCTGATCCTTTCTTCAGTAAATCCATAAAAGCAGTTACCTTTAATACATATTGTTTCTTGTTTCATAATATTTCCCCTTTTTCATTTAGTCCGTACATGTCCTGTTGAGATTTTAAAGGTAACCTTCTACAAGTAACGCACCTATAATATTTTCTTCCAATAAATTCGTAAGTCTCATACGAATAATATTGATTATAAAATTTTTCTAATGTACCTGTACAGGCTTTACCTTTTATAGTTCTTAAACAGTTCATGTCGTTTCCTTTCATACCTATTAGATTAATCTAAGATTAAAAAAGTTACAGCTTTTTTTACTTTTTTTCCTAGTAATAAACCCAATGTTTATAGGCTTTTAGAAATTTTTTTTATTTTTTAACAAAAAACTTTGTAAATTTTACCCCGAAAAGTGCTTAGAACTTTTTTTTCTGCGCCTAAGATTGCGCCTAAGATATTTTATAGATTATTAAGATCCCAACAGGATCTAGAAGGGTACCAATGATACCAACCGTGTCCATACTTATTGATCGTGTCGTTTCTGATCAACCAACTTGCAACAGCAACAGATACTCTTACATTAGTTCGCTCGCTTGTGATCTTTAACTTTGGTGCTAACCAATCCCACCAAGTGCGATCATTAAACTGTAGGATCCCTAGATCATTAGATCCGTCTTTGTTTTCATTATATGCGTTGGGATTTCCGCTACTTTCACAAAAAGCGATCCGTAAGATCCTTCCTAGATCATCAGGATCAGTAAAGTATTCATGAAATAGATCTACATAATCTTCCATGTAATACATTATTTCGTTATGTTTCTTACAATCGTGGTAAAAATCTATATCCGCAGGTACTAAAGGGGACGACAAAGTACAAGCAATAAGAACTTCAGCAATCAAACTGATCTACTTAGTTGCTAATTCGGGATCTAGATCATTGATCCTAGTAATTCCGACCTTTAGATCTTCTGTGATCCAATTTCCCTGATCGTCATTATATATGATCTTTGTTTTGATCCCGTCGTTTTCTAAGCCAAAAAATGTTTTCGCCATATAATAATTATAATCTAAGATTTATTTATTTTTCTAAATTTATTAAATATTCAGAAGTTACGCCTGATCCGTCTTTTCCAAACAATAAGAACTGACATGGACGCCCCATGCTTGCTAATTGTTCTTGTGCGAAGGTGTTATAACTCTCTGTAGATCCATTAACCCAAACCCTAGTATCGTTTATATACATCGTTGTAGGCGTGTGATAGTGTCCACAAACAGCATAATCAAAGTCTTCCATAAGACCATTAGACGCTAAAGCCTTCCAACCTAAGATCTTTTTGTTATATCCATACCAAGCGATCCCACCAAAACCCCTGATCTGATCCCCATGAAATAAGAAAAAGCGTAGTTTCTCGCCAAGTTGGGCTACGGTGTACCAATTTCTTTCGCCTTCCCCGTCAGGACTATTAAAGCTAATTCTTTTCTGATCCTTATAAGCAAGCTCTAGGATCTTGTAAAGCATGCGATCAGCGTTAGTTTCAGGGTTATAAGATCTTCTAGACTTACCACCTAACGCACCATGATTACCTATAACTAAATGACAATCAACTTCTTCAAACTCTGCTAATAATTTATCTAGAAATCCAATCATTATTCTCGGTGCGTCTATTGTTACTTGTCTATATAAAGAACTATCAATCAGGTGTTCTTGTCCTGCGAAGATCAACTCGCCTTCTACTATGTCGCCTAACACTAATACTGCTACTTTTTTAACAGGAAAAGACTTACGCTTGATCCGAGCTATATTTATGATCTTATCTGCGTATCGTAAAACTCTTTCTTCTGCGATTTCTGTATTGTAATCAGGTGTTACTTTGGCTAATTGTATGTCAGAAAGTAACGCTATTGCTATTTCTTCCTGTCCTTTTCTGCGATCTCTTGGCGGTACTTTTACTTTAGGGATCTCTATTAGGCTTAAATTGTCCTTAACAGCCTGATAAACGGCATTTACGAGATCTTGTTTCTTGTGTTTAGCATTTTCTAAGGACTTTAAAACTCTCTTATTAGTAGCTTTTAATTCTTTGTTTTCTCTTTCTAGTTTCTCTACATGTTCTTCCTGAAACTGATCAATCGTCTTTTTTGGTTTTCGTTTTGTCATAAGCTGTAAAATACCTTTCAATAGAATTTCTTGATATAGTCCACCCGCACCCGTCTTCAGCCACTAACCAATCTATTATCGCTTGTCTTCTATAGCCATTGTCATAATGCTCTAATGCTTTATTCCACTCTTTAAAAGCCTTCTCGCTTTTTAAATAGTATTTAGTGTTAGATTGATGTACCAAGCTACTTGGATTTTCTTTAATAAATTCGTCAAAAGATTTAGACACGCTAGCCCTTCTGTTGTTTAATCGTAGTTTAATAGAAAGGTGCGTAGATCCTAGTATTTATATAAGATATTATTACAAGATTGTTACATTAATACGGTTATTAAAGTTGCAATAGAAATACCCGCTATGATCCACCCGTAGATCTCTTGTCTTGTTGGGCGTGTAGCTAGATCTTTTTGTATCTGATCTAACTTTTCAAATAGCTTTTCTATATCTTTCATAACTTTATTAATCATTTCTTTTTGTGTAAAACCGTTATCAGCCATTTTTCTTACTCTCACAATGTAGAGAACAGCCACAACATAAGATCTTACAGCTACAAGATGTCATCTTTATCTATCCAATCCCATGTCTTTATTCTCTCTATGTTTCTTTCTATCTTATCTAATTTAAAGATCATAAATAATATGATCTTAAATATAAAGTATATGGACACTACGCCCATAAAAAAATTTTCCATTGATAAACTCACTTTCTAAAATTTATTGTTAGTAGCCATACGACCAATGATCCAAGTATGGCTAGCCCAATTATTTGACGCGACGATCCTGTCATTGAAAACCAAGCGATGAAAAATCCCAAAATCGTAAAGGTTTGTATTACAAGTTCTCTAGTCATCTTTTTCAACCAAGATCCAAGCCACTTTAAAACTTTTATTAATATATTAAATTTAGGTACCTTTATTTTAGGTAACTTGGGTGCGTTTAATTTAGGTAAATTAAACTTCATTAAAAATTCCTTCTAAAAGGGATCGCACTTGCACTTATGATCTGACTAGCAATAATTACAGGGATTGTAGTTTCCCTAGCTTTAGCCTTCTGATCTTCCGTCATGTCCGATCCAATTTCTCTTATATCTATTTCTGAGAAATCTACATCAATAATAGCACCGATCGGATCAGCTATAAACTCTTCGACCTGAATTTCTACAACAACATCAGCTACAGTAAAATTTTCAACATCTTTATTTTCTTCTGATGTTGCTCTCTCTACAAACTCTTCAACTGCTTGTGCTATATTTTCTTCTTTCTCTGCTTGTTCTGCTAATACTTCAAGATCTTCAGCGCCCTGTACGCCAAGTACTTCAGCTACGATCTCTTTTTCTTCTGTAGATAATGTTTCTACTGTTTCTACTTCTGTTACTTTATTTACAACAGCCTGTACTACTTTTTGTGTTTGTGTATCTGCTACGGCTAAAGATTGTACTTCTACTGTAGATACTTGCTCTAGTACTTCTATTTGTTCTTCCTGATCTAAAGTTTCTACAAATTCTTCGATCTGTTCTTCTAGTTCTTCTTCATATTCAATCAATTCTTCTTCTGTTAGATCTTCTAACTCTTCTTCTTCTAATACTTCAACAACTTCTTCTAGATCAATAATCTCTTCAATAACTTCTTCTACAACAGCGACAACAAGTTCTACTTCTTCTTCTGTTAAATCTTCAACTTCTTTTTCTAAGATCTCTTCAAATTCTTCTTCTGTTATTTCTTCAGGAAGTATCTCAATAATTATTTCTTTTTCGATTTCTTCTACATCTTCTTCTATTACTTTTATGATTTCTTCTTCTTCAATTTCTTCTATGATCTCTTCTTCAATAATTATTATTTCAATTTCTTCTAGATCTATAATTTCTTCTTCAAAAATGTAAATTTCTTCTAAGTTCTGATCTTCTATTTCTTGAATTACATCTACAAGCTCTTGTATTTCTTGTTCTATTTCTTTTATTTCTTCATCAGATAATTTAATACAATCAGGATCATCTTCTTCGCAATCTATAATTTCAAGTCCTAACACTTCTAGATCAACGGTTTCGGTTAGTTCTAACAAAATTAATTCTTCTTCTTCTTGCTCTAATCTTTCTAATTCTTCTAAGTAAAGCTGATATTCGTACTCTTCTCTTTCTATTCTTTCTTCATCAGTTTCATATATTCCCGTTTCTTCAAAGTTACGATCTAACTCTTCTTGTAATAATCTTTCTTCTTCTGCGATCCTTTCTTGTTCGATCCTAAGTTCTTCAGCTATTCTTTCTTCTTCAGCTATTCTTTCTTGTTCTTTTTTCCACTCTTGATATTCTCTCTCTTCAC